ACCAGCCAACCAATCAAAACAATGGACACTAGGATAATAACTAAAGCAGTTCCACAGTTCGAGTTGATCCACTCGCATATCAGGCACGTCTTTTCTTTCAAATTCTTTTTGAAAGAATGCTGAGATAGGTAGTCTATAGAAGACAGCACCATTTGGTAGCATGCAATGAAATAAGATTGCGCGACCTGAAATAGAGCTAAGACCAAAGATAACACAGTCACTAGACTGTCCTTTATTTTTTTTAAGATCATAAAGATATTCCTTCCTTATTTTACAATAAATCGGCGGTATATTAGCATTTAAATAAGACATAGTACATTAATATATTACACTTTATTAAAAAACAATGATGTAGTAAACCTGTAAGATGGTCCCATAATATTTTGGGCTTTTATAGTATGTTTTATTTCTCCGTCAAATATAATAGCTCTGTTAGGTACGTAGGGACTAGATTCTAAAATATCTTTACCATTATTTTTGTAAAAAACAGTTTCACCTCCCCATTCAGTATTCCATGTCATATTAGAATAATGTAAAAATACAAATTTATCGGGATGACAATGTATAAAATTAACGTCCATATTTTTAGTTAAATTAATTACACACCTATCATAATTATTTATTGTTATATTTTTATTTTTTAATTTATCTAAAACTACATCTAATATTTTTAAATTCTTAACATCTTCAAAAGTATAAGGACTATGTAAACATGGATACATTTTGTGTTGAACTTCACTACTATCACTCCATCCTATTCTAAAATTAGATCCCATAATTATGTCAAAAAGTTGAGTCTGTATTTTATTTTCAAAAAAATTATCGTATTTTTCAATCATAATATTATTTTATTTCACCCCAGTTAGGTCCAGACTCATAATCTACTTTATTAGGTACTTTTAAATCAACTGCATTTTCCATAATATCTTTTATCTTTTTAGCTTGATCTTCTGATTCAATAGAAAAATCTAATTCATCATGAATTTGTATATGACCTATCAAACCTTCCTTATATAAATTAACCATAGCTCTTTTAGTCATATCAGCTGCACTACCTTGAATTAATTTATTTAATGCTTTGTATGTAAAGGCTCTACGTGTTGAATTGTTATACCAATAGTTTCTTTTAGGATTACCTTCAGTATCTTTTAAAACTTTTCCATCTCTGTCTTTTAGGTGTGGACCCATTTCTTTTAGTTCTAACATAGTGTCATGATCTTCTGCAGGAACAAATGTACCCCAATCAGAACCTCTAAGTATTGGTTCATACTTAGGAAATCTACAACGTCTACCTAGTAAAGTTTTTATCTGTCCTTTTGATTGAGCTGCAGACATAACTTGGTTCATTAGTTGTTTTACAAATGGCGCTCTACTATGGTAAGTATTAAATAATTCATCAGCTTTTTCTTTTGTAACAGCCAATTCATTCATTAATTTATTTTTTCCCATACCATAAAATAAACCTAAGTTAATAGTTTTAGCTTCTTTTCTTTCTATTTCAGCCATGTCAGCTACAATTTGATGAAAGTCTGTTTTAGGATCTTCTTGATATGCTTCTGATATTGGAGTTGCTGAATCTAAACCAAATCTTAATGCATAGTGTGCAACAAGTCTTGGTTCTTGTTGTGAGTAGTCAAACGTACCCCACTTACAACCTTCTTCAGGTATAAATAAACTTCTAATTAATGGTCCTGTGTCTGGATCACGCGCTGGAATCTGTTGTAAATTAGGATTTGCATAAGAGAATCTTCCTGTAACTGTTCCTCCATCATCAGATCTAATTTGATTGATGTCTGCATGTATTCTACCTAAATGTGAATGATTTAAAATAGTATCTATAAAAGTTGTACTAACCTTGTTTATTTTTCTAGCTTCTGCTATCATACGAACTACAGGATGATCATGATAAGAAATAAAATTTTTAGTAAATGAAGGAGAACCCGTCTTTTCAGTTCGGCTATAAGGTAGCTTCAGTTTTTCAAAAACTTGTGCAATCGATCTGGCTGCCCATATCTGAGTGTCTATTCCTGTTTCTATTTTTATTTGTTGCAATAAGTTTTGTTCTTTTATTGCCATTACTTTTTTTAATTGATCAGCTTTCTCTATATCTACCCGAACACCTAGGTGGCGCATATCAACTAAACAAGGAAAGAGATCAGTCTCAAGATTAAATATATCTTGAAGATCATCTTCAATAATAATTTTTTTCAAGTGATGCCATAACAATAAAGTTAGCTCAGCATCTTTCTCTGCATATCCACCTACTTCACTCGCAGGTAGTTTCCACATTTCTGCTTTAGGATCTAAACCTCTTTCTTTAGCTGCTTTAGTTAGTAAAGCTTCATTCTTACCTTGTTTTAAATAAACCCAAGACAAAGAGTTTAGTGAATATTGAAATCTATTTTCATCTATTATAGATGCTGCAATCATAGTATCTATGATTAAACCATTGATTTTTATACCTAAATTTTTTATCCAACATACGTCGTACATTGCATTGTGAAATATTTTTGTAGCAGGTGATTCGCATACATCTGTAAACCAATCTAAAACTTTTTTACGATCCATGTTTGGACCTTCACCATGTGCAATAGGAAAATATGCTTTATAACCATCTACAGCTACAGCTATACCTACAACTTCACCACTACCTCTAATGGCCCCTGAACCCAGTTTCTTTAATTCTGGATCTCTTGTCTCCAAGTCAATTGCAATTTCTTCCGCTTTTCTTAAATCAGGAAACTCTGTGGGTTGTACCCATTCTGTAGTTGGCATTAACATTATTTTTTACCTTTAGTATCTTTCAGTTTCTTTTTTTCTAATTCACAATAATGAATTATTTTATCTAAGTCTTGTATTGAAGTTCCTTTAAACAAGTAACGACATACATACTTTATAACGTTTCCTTGAAAAAAAGAAAGGTCATTCTTAGAAATAAATTCATACGGCTGTATGTGAAAATCTTTGTAGTGACTCCCACCTACCTGCTTATCTTGTGGAAACGCATCGTCAAACATATTCTTATCACTCATATTTTTCTCCTTTAAGTTATTTGTGGCAGTTGTTGATTTAACGGGTTATAAAACAAAGGGGATCGTGACCCGAACCAACGTCGCCCGCAAGAGCAAGATGCTGCCACCCACCCCATAGGAAATGTCACTACCCCATTCTGCTTACACAGTTGTGTAATTCTATAATTTGTATGCATTAACTTTCTTTTTAGCTTTTAGTTTATATAAATTATTTCTAGCACGTGTGATTCCTACATACCAAACTCTATGTTCTTCATCACTTTTGTTTTTACTTTTACGAACTGCTTTCTTAATTTTATTTGGTTGATCTAAACAAAGTATTACATTGTCTTGCTCACCACCTTTGAATGCATGTATAGTTGATATAAATATTCTAGCAGGTAGATCTAAATCTTCTCCATTTTCCATCATTTCTTTAATGTATTCTCTATCTTCATATTCAACCTCTTTAAATGCATCAAACCAATCTAAATCTGGATCCCAATCTTCCATTTTTTTTCCAATGTATTCTTCAATATCTTTCCATTCTTTTTCATCTAATATTTTTCCTCTACACCAGGAGTTGTAATTAATATGTGCATTATATACCCTAACCTTAAAAGATTTTTCTTTCTTTGTTTGATAATATAAATTTCTTTCTCTTAATTCTTTTTTCATACTAACTAATCTACTAATGGTTCTAGTTAATATAACCCATCTTCCTGTTGTTAAATCTACATGATCTAAATTATTTATATACTCACATTCTCCTTCATAGTTTCTTGGGTAATAATCTTTTTGTTTTCTCAGTCCTTCTATTTTTTCAATAGGTATTTCTGATTGTTCTTGAACTGCTCTAGATATTCTTTTTGAATATTTTAAAACTTTTTCTTGATCAGCTTTTTGACTTATGAATCTATCTACATCTGCACCAGCCCAGGCAAAAATAGCTTGATCATCATCACCTGCTAGATAAATATCATCAGTATGTTCTTTTAGTTTATTAAATAATTTCCATTGTAATGGTGATAAATCTTGAGCTTCATCAATGAATATAACTTTAAATCTAGGTAAAGATTCTTTTTCAATTAACTGTTTTATCATGTCATTGAAATCTAATTTCTTTTTTACTCTTTTGTATTCTTTTAAATTGTCATCAATTGTTTTTAATATCTTCCATTTGATTTCTTTTTTATTATGTTCTCCTCTATCATATTCATCTCTAATACTAATATCTCTATTGATTGCTCTACCAATCATTTGAAAATATGGACTGTCACAGTTTAAATAATTTATATCTTCCTTATTATACTTGTCATAATATTTTACTTTGACACCTATCTCTCTACCTATTGCTTCATAATCTGATGGTTGCATTACCTTACCATCATTTAATTCTAATTGATCATATGCAAATGAG